TATGACTCCACCAGGATTTTTAAAGTCTCTCCATGACTGAAGGGGGGGTTTCCCGACCAGGGTGCTTTTAGAGTCTTCCCAAGACTATGCTCCCTGTGAGGATCGAACTCACCTCAGGCGAATTATGAGTTCGCTGCATTCACCAGATTGCTAAAGGAGCATTTGCTATTTGCAAATAGCAAATAGGAGTACTGAGAGTTGAACTCAGACTACCCCGTTATAAGCAGGGCGCTCTAACCATTAAGCTATACTCCCATCCAGTTAAGGGGCATCAGTATTATACTCAGTGTATATCTTTAACCACTCTTCAGTCTCTTCATCACATGGAACCATTACTGCATTACCATGCTCACTGGTAATTACAAATGATTCTCCACCTTCAACTCTGTCCATTAAGTTATCAAAATCTTCTTGAAATTCTTCTACAGTAAATTTCTGAAGATCACCAATTTCTTTTTTCATTAAAAAACTCATCCAAAGGATCTTTTTTGGTTTTGATAATGGCACATGCTCTTTTGTAGAACATGTTATCTGTATTCCCAGAGGCTTCAAAAGTCTCTTTAATTTTTACCCAATTTTGATAGGTATGGTCATCCATTTTTTGGTCCCATGGTATAATTTATATACCAAAATAACCATTTCTTAACAATTCAATATTTGTTAAGATGATCTTCCAACCTATGCAAAAGTCCCTCCATCTTTGGCATGTCAGGTATCTCTAGATTAGAGACATACAAGTATTCATCCAACGCAATTGTTAACAATTCAACATCACCTTTGGAAAGATTTGGGGAATCCCAGTTCATTTAATTTCAAACTCCAGTTTTCTAATTTTGCGATTTTTTCTTGATTCTTGGAAAGCAAGATCATCTTTACTCAGGACAGAATTGCTTTCCTTCTTTTTTATATTACTCAAGATCTCAACTAATGTCAAGTCTCTTGCTGAGATGGTCTCTCCTTTTATTGTAGTTAAGTTATCACACCCACAGCACTTAGTCTTGGATGGGTGTGCGTGCAACACGTTGTTGCAATTCTTGCATAAGATTGTAGTCATTGTTCTGCATAGATTGTTGTTTTAATAAAGCGAGTAACGGGATTCGAACCCGTGACACCAACTTGGAAGGATGGGATGTTACCACTACACCATACTCGCAGGTATGTGAGAATTATACATCTCACAAATTCAATTGTCAAGCAAAGACTAACTTTTTAGTATAGTCATATGCATAGGTTTCTCTGGGACCTTTGATGCCCCAACCTAACCAATAATAAGCAGCAACCATATACTGGTGAACTGGTTGTCCATGACCTTCAAATTCTGGTAGAACTTTCTGGAAAGAATACTCATTGATCATGTAACTTACTTGACCCTCTAAAGAAGATGGATCACAATCATACTTCTTACAGAATCTACCTAACCCCAGATAGCGGTTTGTAGAGGTCCACTGAATGATCCCATAACCACCGCTATAGCAACGATTGTAAGGAACTCTAGCACCTCCCTCACAAATATTGGCAGTGAAATTAGATTCCTGCTTAATGTTTCCAAGAATTGTTGCAAGGGCATTCCTATCAGAGATCTTTGTTCTTGTTTGGAGTTGTTCTAGGACATACTTCTCATTGTCATTACATCCAGGACACTTCCAAGACTTTTCCTCTACTTCAATCTCTTTAACAGAATTTGGATCCACAAGTCCAACAACTGGTTCTACAATTTGTGGTGGTGGATCAATTTCTGTTATCTTTGGATAAATCCCCTTTGCACAAGCTGCAAATGGAATAGAAAGAAGTAAAGGTAAAAATAATTTTTTAAACATTAAAATTAATTGAATTCAACATCCAAATCAAATCGCACTTGTTTGGCACAGTTTGTGATATTTAGGCAAAGTCTTCTAGATAGATCAAAGATAGAACATCAAATTCTTCTTTATTGACAACCCAATCTCTAATCTCATCATACAGTGCAATTGCATCATGAACTCTACCTTCTGCACATAGATCATGCATTCTATCAATTACATCATCTATAACTTGGCTACAAGTCTCGTGGATCTGAGTTGAACTCATAGTAGTCCTTCCTAAAATACCTTGATAGAATGTTGCTATTGTAGTACTTAGGAATACCATTGTCAAGTGATTCTGTCAGAACATTGTTCACAAATAGTTGTCTGGTCTCCTCATAGTTAGTTTTACCAACTGTCTTATGGAGAGATAGGATAGTTCTTTTGAACTTATCCTTTCCAAACTTTTTTACATCATCTTTTAGTTCTGGACAAGATCCATAGTAGGATTTCCAATCACTTTCTGACTTAACTTTTCTAGACTTACCCTTAGGTTTTCTAAAAGACCAAAAATACTTTCTTCCAATGTAGCTCCTAGAAGTTTCAGGGCATTCAATAAGATACACAAAACCAAAAAAGTCCTGTATGTCAGATGAATCAAAAACTTCCCCATTATAAACCCAAGGGTTTTCATAGCTCATATATCTTCAATATTATGAGCTATTATTTATCTTGAACCCTTACAGAGTTATTCTACTGACCCTTCTTTGCCTTGTCAACTTTTTCTTTGTTGTCCCTGATCTTATCAATCAGGGCATTGAGCTTAGCCCTCTTGGCAACCTCAGAGGGTCTCCTGCCCCTCCTAGGTGCCTCTGGTGGGGTCAATTCCTCGTTCATCCTTCCACCCCATATCTGCGGTCTGACTTGGAAGTATCCATTCTTTCCTTTGCCTGCTTTGTAGCAGTTGCATACATTACAGACTTGGCTCTATCACCATATCTCTGTTTAAAGTCTTTAGCAGACTTCTTCATGCCCTTGACAAGTCTTTCCTTCTCTTTCTTTTCAGTAGCATCAAGTGCTCTTTCATCAAGAGTATCTTCCTTCATCCAGCGAGGGACAGTATTGTCCTTCACTTTTTTCATGTCAGCAATTGCTTTCTCATTATTTTTCTTTCTCTTCTCCATATCTGTTTCTAGATATGAATTATCTTTTGCCTCACTTTGAGTTTTTTCTCTTGCTCTTCTCTTGGCAACACCAGCATAGATGGCAGATGCTTGTCTAGCTTTTTCTGCTGCTCTGGTTTTATCACCAGCAACTGAAGCCTTTCTTCTCTCATTGTCTGCTTTTTGTGATGCAGTGAGAGCAAGGTTTGCAGAGATCTCATCAATCTGCTCACCTTCTGGTTCAAAGGAATCTGCCATGCCAGCAATGTGCTTGCCCTTTGACTTCTTATCTTCTCTACTTGCAGATCTTGCTTCAGAATCTGCATATTTTTTAGCAACCTTTGCATCCATTCTATCAGACTTACCTGCTCTTCTTTCTTGAGCAGCAAGGCGTCTCATTTCCTTTTCATCATCACTCATTCTTTCATCAAGTTGAGTTTGATAGATTGATAGGTATGCTTCCTGTAAACTATTCATGACGCACAAAGACTTTAGAATTATTTATAAAAAAAGAGGGGCATTGCCCCTCTCCTCAAAGTTGGAAACCTGCAAAGGTATCCTTCTTTAGATCTTGTTTAATTCCACCAACCACATAAGATTCAACCTCTGTTTCCTGTGGAGCAACCTGAAGTCCCTTAGAAGAGATCCAGTGTTCTGTCCAAGGAAGAGGATTGTTCTTTGCAGGAATATCATAGATTGGTTTTAAACCAATGGACTTCATCCTACGATTAGCAATCCATTCAACATAATTGTTGAGCAGTTTATCATTCAAACCAATCATGGAACCATCTTTGAAAAGATACTGTGCCCATGCCTTCTCTTCATCAACACATTTCTTAAATGCTGATGTTACCCAATCTTGTTCCTCTTTAACAATCTGCTGCATCTCTGGGTCATCCCCTTCACGCCATTTGTTGAGGATGTTTTGAGTAATGACAAGATGCTGGTTTTCGTCTCTTGCGATGAGAGAGATAATTTTAGCTGATCCTTCCATAAGCTTGAGTTCACCAAATGCAAACGAGCAAGCAAACGAGACGTAGAACCTGATACCTTCGAGAATATTGACATTGGCAATAGCACGATAGAGTTTTCTTTTTAATTCTAAACGATTTTCTTTGAAATAACCAGCACCTTCTTGAGCATGTCTCCATTCGTCAGTATTTCCATACTGTTGAGCTGCTGAAATAAAATCATCATATGCCTGAGTAACACTCTTGGCACGTTCTAAGATCCTTTCATCATCAAGAATAGTATCAAAGACCTCTGAAGGATCTGAATAAACATTCTTGATGATGTAAGTATAGGATCTGGAGTGAATCATCTCCATGAATTCCCATACAGTCATACATGCTTCTAACTCAGGGAGAGAGCAGTAGGGAATGAATGCCATACCAGGACCACGACCCTGAACAGAATCAAGAAGAATCTGATACTTCAGGTTAGAAGTAAAGATATGCTTCTGCTCTGGTCTGAGAGTATGGTAGTCTGCACGATCTTTCTGTAGTGAAACTTCTTCAGGTCTCCAGAAATATCCCAACTGCTGTTGAGTCAGTTTGTCAAAAATAGGATACTTATATTGATCATATCTTTGAACCCCAAGGGGATTACCAAAAAACATAGGTTGTTTTTTAGCATCCACCTTGTTGGTATTGAATACTGTCATCCCTTCTACAGGGGTATCTGAACTGACTCTAAATTTTGCAACTGTCACAGTCGTCTTCTCCTTTGGAATTTAAAATTTCTTCAATTAGTGCATTAACATCTGAAGTTGGTTCTTTGATTTCATCTGTTTTGTTATCATATGTATTCTGATAATAAGAAGTCTTCCATCCAAACTTGTATGTTGATAACAGATCCTGTGCCATCACTGTAACAGGAACTTCATTATCTGCATAGTTTTCTGGATTGTAACTCCAGTTGCCACTGATTGCCTGATCAAAGAACTTTTGCATTACAGCAACAGTATTAATATAACCACGATTGGACTCCATATCCCACAGAAGAGTGTAATGGTTCTTAAGAGATTGATATTGTGGAACAATCTGCTTAAGGGGTCCTTTCTTACTCTTTTTAACGGACAAGAATCCTCTAGGTGGTTCAATTCCATTGGTTGCATTTGACACAACGGAACTGCTCTCTGAAGGCATTTGTGCTGACAGTGTGCTGTGTCTGAGACCTGATTCCAGGATAGATGCTCTAAGACTTTCCCAATCATGCTGATATGTAATGGATGAAATTTCGTCTACATCTTTTTTGTAAGTATCAATTGGAAGAATACCATCTGCATACTTAGTCCTGCTAAAGTATTCACAAGCACCTTTCTCCTTAGCAATCTGGTTAGAAGACTTCAGAAGATAATACTGGAATGATTCAGAAAGACCATGAACTGCATCCCATGCCTCTTGGGAATCATAGTTGTATCCAAGTTTGGCAAGATAGTGGGCAAGACCAATGAAACCAATACCAAGGGATCTCCTTGCCAGTGTGGATTTCATTGCAGCAGTCACAGGATATTCTTGATAATCAATCAATTCTTCAAGACCTCTAACTGAAAGATCACAAAGTTCTTCAAACTCATGATCATCCTTCACCTTTCCAACATTGATAGCAGAAAGAATACAAAGTGCAATCTCCCCATCAGGGTCATCAATATGATTTAGGGGAACAGTTGGAAGGGTAATTTCTTGACACAGATTGCTCATCTCAACCTTATCCTTAAAGGAAGAATGAGAGTTGCAGTGATCTATGTTCATGATATAGATTCTACCAGTCTCTGCTCTTTCTTTCAAGAGATCCAGAATGAGTTCCTGAGCTCTGACAGTCTTTCTTGGAATAGACTGATCTCGTTCATAAGACTCATATAGGCTGTCAAATCTATCAGTGCCAAAAGCATCATACAGACCAGGAACGCTGTGGGGACTGAAGAGGGAGATCTCTCCATCTTGAATGAATCTTTCATAGAACAGTTTACTGATTTGAATTGAATAATCTAGTTTTCTTACACGATTGTCTTCAGTGCCCTTGTTATTTTTCAGAACAATGATGTCTTCTATTTCTTGGTGCCAGATTGGGAAGTGGACAGTTGCTGATCCACCTCTGATGCCATTTTGAGTGCAGCATCTGACAGTTGCTTCAAACTTTTTGAGGAATGGGACAACACCTGTGTGAGCAACTTCTCCCCCTCTGATTTTGCTGTTGATGCCACGGATCCTACCTGCGTTGATACCGATGCCCGCCCTTTGTGCAACGTATCTGCCAATAGCCATATCAGAGCTAAAGATAGAATCGAGGGAGTCATCAACATCAACAAGCACACAGCTAGCAAATTGTCGAAGTGGAGTTCTAACCCCTGCCATGATAGGTGTGGGAATGTTGACTTTGTGTTTTGAGATTGCGTCATAGTATCTTTTTACATATGAAAGTCTTTTTTCTTCTGGATACCTAGCAAAGATAGTTGCTGCAATCATCATGTACATGAACTGTGGAGTTTCATATACTTGTCCAGAACTTCTATCCTGAACAAGGTACTTGTCAACAACTTGTCTTAGTCCAGCATAAGTGAAGAAGTAATCACGATTATGCTTGAGGTAATGACCAAGAATATTAAGTTCATCCTCAGTATAGTTAGTCAGGATCTCTTTGTCATAGACTCCTGCCTCTACACATTTATTAATATGATCAAAGAATGTAGGATGCTCTTGGACTCTTCCATACAGAGACTTCCTTACTGCAAAGAGAAGAAGTCTAGCAGCAACAAATTGGTAGTTAGGATTTTCAAGATCAATCAGGTCAGAAGCAGAACGAATTAAGATCTCTTGAATCTCTGCAGTGGTGATACCATCATAAAACTGTATGCCAGACTGCATCTCAACTTGTGATGCAGATACACCTGCAAGGTCTTTACATGCCTCATCCACCATCTTGTGGAGTTTATTCAGATCCAGGGGTTCAGTTGTTCCATTTCTTTTAACTACTTTTGTTCCGTTGCTCATACTTTTTTCCAATTAGTAAATTTAAGTTTTGCTTCTAAACCAGAATATATGTTAGATTCTACCACAGACTCCACATCAAGTCCAGACAATACCATATCATTGATGTCCTTCTGCTTTATATCAGAAGGCCAAATGACTACCTTATTACCCTGCTGGATGGTCTTGTCAATTCTGGCAAGGATCTCTCTGTTCCTTGGTTCATTATCATAAACATACACAGAATTGTTATTGCCCCTGTTGTCATAATGAACATCAGCTCCACACATAGCAATCGAATTGCAAAGGAACGTTGAGTCAAAAGGACCTTCTGTAATGTAGACGGTTTTTGTTTCATCAATCTTATCCAGTCCAAAAATTTTAGGTTTAGTTTGATCTAACATTATTGTGATGTATCTAAGTTTTGATCTTGGATCTAAAGATCTTCCCTGATATCCAAAAATGTTTTTGTCTTTATCCCTTAAGGGGATAATAATTCTAGACTCTTCTTTGTCTAGGTCGTTAAATGTATGAATTTGTCTGTTTGTCCACTCTTTAAATTTCTCACAGTAGTATAGATCAGTTAGAAATTTTTGTGGAATTTTTCTGCTCTCTACATATGCTCTTGCTGGGTGTCCTTTATTTAGTTCGAATAGAGAGGGAAGATCTAATTTTTTTAGATTATCCTCACGCTTCTGGACAAAATTTGGTTTCTCAAAATTGAACTCTGGGTTTGGTGTATTAGATCCCTTGCCAGTCAAACCATTCTTATACCTCTCCATAACATACTGATCATAGAGAGTGGTATCAAAGTCCTGCAAAAATTTGCCAAAAGACTTTGACATGCCACAGTTATGACACTTAAAGTTATGATCATTCTTATACTTGTAGATGTATCCCCTTGCCTTGTTCTTATGCTTCTGGGAGTCTCCACAGTAAGGACATCTAAAGTTATAGAGTCCTATCTTCCTCTGAGAAAATTTTTGCAATCTAGAAGAAACAAGTCCAATGTACTTGCTGTCAATAAAACTCATTACAAAAACAGGAACTAACTTGTGCGCTCTATGCTAGCAGTCCTAGGTGCTGGTGTCAACTGCAACCCAATGTTAGGAAGGATTTGCAGCACTGTGACAATAGTGGCAATAATTGCAGTTCCCATAACCATATATTTTTGATTCTCATCTACTTTCTTTTCTAATTCATCTACTTTATCTTCTACTCTTTCTACTAATGCCATGATGGCACTGTTTGCTTTATCCCCCTCATCCAATCTATTCTCATGCCTCTCAAGGATGATGGCAGTTTTATTTGTATTCTCTTGAATAGATGATACAGCACGTTCTAGTTTGTCCAACATCTCTTTGGACAAGTCTTCATAAATGTCCAGTTTAGCTTCTAGTGTTGAAAGTTTGCCAAGACTAAATGCCATTTTTGGATTCCTACTTTTTCTTTTTTAATAGTTGTCTAAAGAAATATGGAATCCTCTTGTATTTTTTCTTTCTCAAATCCACAGGTGGTTCATCTGGTGGAAGACCTGCTAACCCACCCCCAGTAGCAGTCATTTCTTCTCTGATGCTATTTATTATTTTATCTAATTTTCTATGATCCATTTAGATTGACTCCAATAAATCTAAACACTTTTTATCAACTGGAATATCACAAACAAAGGTCTTTGGATAATCTGGAATCCTATTTAAGAACATCAAAAATGTTTTTAGTGGTGACCAAAGTTCCCTTTCTATCTTATAGAATAGTAAAGGAAGAGCAGCCTCATTAAAGATATTAAAGACAATAATAAAATGATTAATCAGGAGACTTGTCTTTAAGTCTCCTGACTTTACATATTTCCTCAACAACTTCTTGATATATTTGAATCTGTTTAGGTCTTCAAAAAAATCCTCTTGCGTCACCGCTTGAGGATTGTCATAATATTTTATGGCAAACAAGATATAATTGTCTTCATTCAATTCATCAAACTTCATAGATTATCAATTAGTTGAATACCCCACTGCAGCAGACTCAGCAGTTACTCCATCACCAGTGACAGTAGCTCTGAAGGTCCAACCATCTGGGATGTCAGCAACAACATCTGTAACTCCAATTCCAAGAACAGGTCCAGTAACATTGCTGAAGATTGGGCTAGCAGACAGTGCTGTGTATCCTGCAGAGACTGGATATGCATAGTACCATTGAGTAGACAGACCAACATAAGGATCTGCCAGAGCAATTGCAGTCAGAGTTGCTGCAGTTGTAGTTCCAATACCAGTGATTGCAGTTGGTTGAGTCAGGAAGGTGACAGTTCTATCTGGGAAGATTGAATCATCATTAGCATCACCAGTTGTTGCATAATCAGTTCCAGCTTCTGGTGGTAAGTTAGTTGTGATACCAGACATTGCAACCAGAGTTTCCTTCTTAACTCTTAAGTTGCCATGCATATCAACATAAGTTTGAATTCCAACCCACCCAGCATGTGTCACTGCATACTTATATCCAGTATCCCCACCTGAGTATTCAGTATCTCTAACAGCAGCAGCTTCATAAATGTCAACACCAACAACATCGTTGGTGGAGTTATGAGTGCTATTATAGGTTGAATCTTCTAGAGTATATACTGGCTCCTGTGAACAGGTATATGCTAAACCAGCAACAGCAACACCACTAAGGAATTGGGTAGATGCAATTGATATAGTAGTTGCATCAGTCACAGTTTTAATAACTGCTTTACCCACAGTGCTGCCAGCACCAATATGAATCACGGAACCAACATATGCCGAAGTAAATGATGTTCCTGTACCAGTAATAGTCTTAGTCCCATAAACGAGGTCTATAGTGCCTGGTGAATAAAGACTATCTGCAGTTCCCCAAAGAGCCATGTCTTTTTCCTAAATGATTTTTCTTCTTAATTTATTTATAAAAAGGGGCAGTTAGTCTGCCCCTCCAAAATCAACCTTCTTGTGGTTTGTTAATTAGATCC